ATACTCGCTGCCGCCAATCCCGGTATATGAGTAGTCCACAGAACGCTTGCGATCAGCGGCTCGTCCGCTGCATCGCGTGGTTCTGTGAGCGTGGAGGAGGCGGCGGTGAGGTGGATCAGCGTGGACAAGAAACTGCCGAAACGCGGGGAGCGAGTCATCGTTGCCCACCGTCAATACGAGTGGTCAAACACCAGCCACAGGCGCTACAGGCTCAAGCGGCTTGGAGTTCGACCTGCAACCTACTGGCTGAAAGGCCACATGGGGCTGCAATTTTGCTGCTCGGACGGTGACGTTGTGAAAGAGCCTGTCGCGTGGATGCCGTTTCCCGAACCGCCAACGGAAGACAAGTAGCCACAGAACCAGCATTCGGCGGCATCTTCGCCGCCTAACACGGAGCCGGGTGGCGGTCCATGCGGAGAGATGCAAGTGAACATGGATGAGACAACATGACATGCCCAATCTGCGACCAGAAGCCGGCGAATTGCGACTGCACCGCCGTCGAGCGACGGCAGTTTGCTGAGATCGAAGAACTGAACGAGCAAATCGCCAGCCTGCGGCTCACCGACCCCGAGCGGGACGCCATCCGCATGGCTCAGGGCATGTTCCTGGTCGAGCATGACCTGTGCCTCGCTGACGAGCGGGCCGGCAAGACGCCCCTCATGCCGTCCTCCTACTGGCAGGGGCTCGTGGACGTGATGCACGGCCTGCGGGAGCGGGCGGGATGAGCGGCTGGCTGATCGCACTCACCGGGCTGGTCTACGCCTACGTCTCCGCCGAGCAGTTCTGGCGGGGCAATCCGGGCATGGGGATCGCGTATCTCGGGTACGCCTTTTCCAACGTGGGCCTGTACCTACTGGCGAGGTAGGCGGCCATAAATCCTGGGAAGGAGAACCGCCATGCCGCTGCCGCCGAAGGTAGACACGTCGAAGTACCGGACGCCCATCAAGGGGCAGATCGACATCCCGAACGACGAGGCCAAGCGGATGGGCCTCCTGCACGTCCCGGACAAGAAGCCTGTCGATCCGGAGGGGATGCGTGCCGTCATGCGGTACGACGACCCTCCGGCCAAACTCCAGCATCCTGTCATGCGGCACGACGACCCGCCGGCCAGGATGCAACTTCTTCGCGGCCTAATCGACCAGCCGATGAAGTGAGTCCCGGATTCGCCCGCACGCGGCCATAAATCCCGTGAGGGATTTCTATGCCTACTCCTGCCGCGATTGCCAGAACTCGTCTAGGGCGGGCGAATAAAGTCGCGGAGTTGGCGAAGGAAGCGCATTACTTGATGGCGCAGGAGGCCGCGCAGGGGTTCAAGCCGGCAGCACTCCTGCCAGCACCGCCGACCCCGAGATTTGTCTCGTCTGCCGAGCAGGCGGCAGAGCGGCTCCCGGAGGCAGTCAAGGCAGAGTCGGTGGCAAACGCCCTAGTGCGGGGCGGTGCCAAGCCGGCGGAGTTGAAGTACGCCGACCTGGACGGATTCCTGGCTGCACGCAAGGGCCAGAAGGTCTCTGCGGCCGACGTGCTGGATCACATCAAGAAGGAGGGGCCGCTCGGGAAACTCATGCGAGTTGACCAGCGGGCTCCGACCGAAGCAGAGGTGCGCGCCGCAGGAACCCCAGACCCATCCGACGTTGACGGCTTGTATGAGCCGACGAACGAATGGCAGCGAAAAAAGGCTGGCCTACCGCCCCGTGCGGATGTCCGCGAGCCATTCAGCGACGAATTGGCGTATCCGCTCACGCAGTATCACAAATACACCGAGCAGGGCCGTCGCGGCGATCATTCCGGGTATCGCGAGGTTCTGTTTTCTGACCCGCGAACGACAGACATACGCAAAACCATGAGCCGCCTCCCTTCGCGGCACATGATCCCAGACTCGGGAAACACGCCCGTTGACGCACACAGGTCCGACTACTGGGTTCGCTATCACAGCAATCCAGGGGAAATAGCCGTCCAAAACGTGCAGAGCGATATTGGGCAGTTGTTTTCCAGGCGAGAGGCGTACCTCAAGCAATTCGCCTCTGATCGCGGCCTGGCGCTGAACAAGGCCGACGACTACGACGCGCTGCATGACGCGCTGCTGTCGCACGCAGAAGACCTGGAGCGCCGGACTCAAAACGCTCCGCCAGAAGATCCTGTTCACCTGGATGAGCGAAAGTCCACCTTTGCCCTCAAGCACCTAGAGGCAACTCGTGGCAATTTCGGTGATTCCATAAGCCCGCTGGTTGAGGATGACCGATGGAAGGACTTCCTGGCACGCCATGTCGTGTTGCAGGCCGCCGCCGAAGGCAAGCCGATCACGCTCCCGAGCGCCGAAAACGCCAACATGGCGGAGATGATGCCCGTCGCTGCGGCGCGCCACTTCTACGAACAGGACATGCCGTCACGTATACGCAAGATACTCAAGGAGTTTGACCAGAGCGGCGGTGCTGTCGTGTCTCAGCATGGATCCAATACGCCGCATTTTCAGAGCATGGAACTGATGGTGCCCGACGGCTCCATGCGGGCGACCGACTCGGGGTGGGAGTACGTCAACACCCGGCCGCCTCCGATGTACGGACACACGCCAGAGGACGCCGGAGTGTTGGCAGATGTTCTGCTGAAAAACAGAAGCGTCCTTCCGGCGGACTACCAGTACGTCTTCGATGACATCGTGAAGGCTAAGTCGCAAAACCAGACGCCAACGGTAGAGCCAGCCATAAACGCCGTCTTGTCGCACGCCGGAGACAGCCCAGAGGCGGGCAGTCTTGCCGGCATGCTCTTGGGGTACGCGGAGCGGCTCCCGGACTGGGGGTCTGCGTTTCATGTCATGGAGGACGCCCACCGGGCTGCTGCCGGAAGGCCGCGACCTGGAACGCACATTCGCATGACGCCTGTGGCTCGCCGCAACATCCTGGAGCGCGGCATGCCAATCATGTCGGTTCTTCCGGCTGCGGCACTCGGAGCCTCTCAGCCCGGCATCCTTTCTGGACTGACGGAGGAGCGGTGACATGGCGGGACTAGACGAAGCCGGCCTGGAGGAACTCCTCCCGGCCAAGCCCAAGTCGGAGGCACAGCCCGGAGCGTTTGGGCCTGCGCGGGAACAAGCCGTCATAGACGAGATTTACAAGCGTCACGGCATCAACTCCAGCCGGTCGCTGGATGAGGCCATCGACCGGATCGGCATGCAAGCGAAGTTGCGGTCGTCTGTGGGGAACGCAGGCGGCGAACTTGGTGCCTGGCCCAATCACGAGTCCAGAGAGGCTGCGCGGGCGGAGTATGCGGCTGAGGGCAAGACTCCGGACGAGGTTCGCATGCGGTATCTGGAGTCCATCCACCTGCTCGATCCAGAGTCGCATGAATACATGCGGCGATTCGGCAGGGACGAGGATTTCCTCAAGGCCATTCGCGACAACCGCACGCACTCCGAGCAGGCAAAAAGCAACATTCGCGGCGGCGGCGAGTTGGATTTCGGCAGCACGATCAAAGACCATGCCGAAAAGGCGGTTCGCCAGCAGGCAATCGCCTATCACGACGGCAGCAAGGATCAGCGTCTCGCCCGACGCGGCGAGTACGGCGACGTGTTCGCGGATACGTCTGGGGGCTACCAGCGGTTTGGCGGCTGGGGCAACGCGGCGATGAACGCTGTCGCGAACCCTGACACCGGCACGGGCGCGTACCTTACATGGTCCGAGATCCCGGCAGAAGCCATCCTCACGTCCTGGAGCGGCGAGACGGGGGATGGCGGCAAGGGGCTGACGCCCGTTGACTCATTCCTGCCGGTGCAGATGCGGGCTGCGGCAGCGCTGGGCAGTGCCATCATGGATGGCGAGGCGTGGGACAGGGCGAGGGCCAACCACGCGGCAGATGTCAACTACAAGTTGGGCACCTTCACGCCTGTGGCGGATTTTCCGGCTGGGTCGAAGCCCGCCGGGAAGGACGTTGCGGCGAGGATCGCGGAACTCCAGAGGCAAGTTCATTCCGCCTCGACGCCGTTGGCGGCGGAGCGGTGGCATCGCACGACGGGCTACTCCCCTCCGGGCTGGATCACCGACCCGGCAGAGTTCGCCGTCCGAGCCATCGACCCGTCAATGCTCATCCCGATGGGCACGGGGGCGCATGCACTGAAAACCGCCGGCCGAGCGGCGATCAAGCCACTGGCCGTTGATTTCGCAAAGGACATGGCTCAGGAGCAGGCGTTCAACTTTGGCATGCAGGCGGCATTTGGCGGCATCCCCGACCGATCCGCACGTCAGTTCTGGGTCGGTGGCGGCCAGCCAGGAAAGGACTTCTCCTACAAGTCTCCAGAGGAACTGGAGCAGACGCGACGGGACGCTGACCAACTGCATCGCGATTTGAGTGACAACGAAAGGCTATCGACAGCACGGGACGAGGCGTATCACGGACTTGAGGCAAGCGGATCGCTTGGGCCAAACGCCCAGTCCCGCGCCCGCCTGCGAGATCGCCTCAAGTCCAGTCAGTAGCGAAAGGAACCCATGAGCGACGAAGCCGCCGTCATTGACGAATCCGTAGACTCCACGCCCGACGCCTCGACGGAAACCGCATCCAGTGCCCCCTCGACGCCGGAAACTGCACCTGCGGCGACTTCTGCACCGGCTCCGCAGCAGTCGGTCTGGGACGCCTTCAAGAATCTCGATGAGTTCCAGGGGCAGGACGACCTGGCGATTGCTCGTCGCCTCTATGCGTCAATGGAGCGCGAGAAAGCCGCAACTCAAGCCCTCCAGCAGTACCAGCAGTACATCCCATACGCCCAGCAGTACCTCCAGAACCGAGAGCCCTTTGAGCGATGGCTCGCCTCCCAGCGAGAGCAGCCCGCCCCCCAGCAGCCTGTCCAGAAAACCACTGCCGCTGAGGCGGTGAAGAAGTGGTGGAGCCCGCCGGAGGTCCGCGAGTCGTACCGGCAGTACCTCGTGAAGGACGAGAACGGCCGTGAGGTCATCTCGGGTGACGCTCCTCTCGACGCCAAGCACGCCCTGTACGAATACCAGAAGTACAAGGCCGACTTCGCCCAGAAGTTCCTCACGAATCCGGAGGAAGCGCTGGGGCCGATGATCCAGGAGATCGCCCAGCGTCAGGCCCAGCAGATCGTGGAGACGCAGTTCCAGGAGGTGCAGCAGCACCAGTACGTTTCCGGCCTGGAAAAAGAGAACGCCGACTGGCTGTACGAATCCGACGGCAGGACGCCGACGCAGGAAGGGCTGGCGGCCCAGACGTACATCGAGGAAGCCGCCAAGTTGGGCATCTCCACCGCAGAGGCGCGGTGGGAATACGCCACGAAAATGATCGAGCGTGACCTGCTCGACAAACTGCGTGGCATGCAGACGCAGAGCGCTCAACGCAGTGCGTTTGAGGCCGCTTTGCCGCAGCAGATGGCTGCTGCTCGGGCCGCTCATGCGCCGCAGCGAGCAGCACCGGATGCCGCAACTCAAGCACAGAAGGACATAGAGTTTCTTAGAAGGGAAGCGTCTCGCAATCCGAGTAGGGCTGCGGGGTCAAGCGACCCGAGAACACCGCAAGCACCTCTGACCTTTGAGCAACGTCTCGCCAAGCAGTTGGCCCGAGACGGAATCATCTGAAAGGGTAAATCGACATGGCGTCGTCAGTTGACTGGGCTCGCAGCATCGGCACTACTCTGACCCTCCATCTCAAGGAGGAAGAGCAGACGACTTTTCGGAAGTTCAAGGTCTTCGCCGCACTGCAAGCCAACGGCAACGTGGCGATGAATCAAGGCGGGCGCGGGTTCGACTGGCAGGTCCGCTATCGCAACATCCCCGTGTCCACCTACACGGGCGAGTCGCCGCGAGTCTTCGCTCGCCACGCGCTCTGGCAGCGAGCGAACCTCCCGTATCGCGGCTATTCCGTGACGGATCAGATCAGCAAGCGGGAGATGCTGGAGAATCGCGGTCAGGCCCAACTGATCGACGTGGCCGGGAAGATGAGCAACCGGCTGCGGGAGTCGATGGAGGAACACCTCGCAAAGGAGGTTTTCATCGACGGGTATGCCAGCGGCAACGAGAATCGCTGGATGGGCCTGGAGTCCATGTTCGCCGTCAACGGCACGGTGAACATCTCGACGGGTGCCCAGCGGACGGCCAACGCCGCCGACATCTTCGGCTTCCCGAACGACGAGTACGCCGGGCTCAAGACGGGTCTGGGCCAGTACGCCGGCTCGCAGTTGGCGACCGGCTCGTGGCCTCGCGTCCCGGCCGACCCCGAGTATGACTTCTGGTCGCCGCTGGTGTGCAACTACACCAGCACGGCCTTCGGCGGCCAGACGCAGACCTGGAAGGATCAGTGCATCGAGGCGATCCGCGAGTCGGTCAACCACGCGAAGCGGAACGACACTCGCGAGAACCAGATCGACATGATCCTCCTGGATCGGTCGCTCTACATCCAGTTCCTCAACCGGCTGGACCTCCGCGAGCGGGCCATCGTGTCGAAGACGAACGGGCTGCGGTCCTACGGCTTCGGTGATGTGGTGGAGATCGACGGCATCGAGACGGCGAGTGACTACGCCGTTCCTCCTGGCGTCGGCTACGCCCTCTCCATCGGCAACATGGAGATGAAGGTGATGACCGGCAACCTTCTGGAAGCAGAGGGACCGTTCTACAACGAGGAACTTTCCGCGTACAGGTACGCCGTCAGTGTCCTCGCCAACATCAAGATGAAGTCGCCCCGCAACTTTGTGAAGTTCGCGGCCCTCGCCTGACCCTCAACAGCCACCAGAAGGAGAGTTCTCGCAGATGAGTACGCTGACTGCTGATCCCGGATTCGCTCGCGGCCAGACGCTTGGCGTCACCGTGACGATGTACGAGGCCGAGAACGGCGACGGGTCCAACGTCGTGGGCGTCCGCAAGGTGTTCCGCGACGAAGACCCGAAGACCGGCGCTCTCAAGAGCAACCGGACGGTCGAGTGCATCGCCGTGAAGAACACGAGCGGCTCGGCTCTCCTGCCGGGTTCGGTCGCCAAGTTCAAGGACGCTGCCATCCTGTCGGAGGTGGACGGCCTTGCAACGACCTCGACGACCCTCATGGGCGTCGTGGACGAGTACCTCCCGGCGGCCGGCGTGGCGAACAACGAGGTGTTCTGGCTGGTGGTTCGCGGTCCCTCGACGGTGACGAAGACTGCGACGAGCGTTTCGGCTGGTGCGTCCTACGGTCTGTCGGCTACGGCCGGCTCGGCTGCGGCACAGTCCACGAACCCGCTTCTGGGCTTTGCCATCGAGACGAGCGCCACGACCTCCGGCCGGATTCTTGTCCGCACCAGTGCTGGCTTCTGATTCTGGTCATCTCACGTCGCGACGTTGCGGGGCCGCAGGGGGGAAGGGACGCCCACCTGCGGCCCCTGCTCTTTTCATAGGGAGTATCGACAGTGCCTTTGCCAAACGAACCTAGCCCGATGGGTCAGTTCGATCAGCCTGACCGGCAGGCGATCATGGCCCAGTTGCACACGGCAGGGCTGCTGGACTTCCCCGAGTTGGAGGACTTCAAGGTGAAGCGGGAGGTCGGTGCCGGCTCGGTGCCTGCCCCGAAGGACGGCATGGCCCCGATGGTGACGAGTGTCCCGCAGGCGGACAGGTGACGCATGGACGAGCATGGCGACCGGGTGCGGAAACTGAAGTCGGCTGCGTGGACTCGCAAGGAGGGGAAAGACCCGGAGGGCGGGCTGAACGCTGCCGGCCGTGCGTCCTACAACCGCGAGACGGGCGGGAACCTCAAGCCGCCCGTGAAGGCGGACGACCCCAGCGAGTCAGAGCAGGCCCGCCGCAAATCGTTCTGCGCCAGAAGCGCCGGGCAGGCCAGGATGTTCCCGGAGGCCGCCAAAGACCCCGACAGTCGCTTGAGCAAAGCGAGGCGAGCATGGGATTGCTGACATGCACTCGCTGCCGCCAGGAGCGGCCTGAGACTGTGGAGTTCTTTCCGGTCAATCGCCGCAAGAAGAACGGCCTGGATAGTTGGTGCCGCAAGTGTCGCAGCGATTACCGCAAGGGTGTTCGCGTGCCTCGCGGGGTCAATGACGTTGCCCGTGCGCTAGAGGCCAAGAAGTTGCCGTCGTGCGTTATTTGCGGAGCGGACGGAGTGATGCTTGTAGTGGATCACGACCACACGTCCGGGCGAGTTCGTGGGGCGCTATGCACGAACTGCAATCTCGGTCTTGGGCACTTCAAGGACGATCCTGAGCGGCTTCGCCTTGCCGCCTTGTATTTGGAGGGGCGATGTCTGTGCGGCCAGTGTGACGTTTACTGGGGCGGGAAGCCGGTTGGTCCGCAGGGGGGCACGCTGAAATGAGCGACAAGACCTGCACCGACTGCGGCCAGTCTTTTCCACTTTCCAGAAACCACTATCGCGTCAAGAAGGACGGGTCGTGGGATGCCCGCTGCGTCATGTGCCGGGCGAAGGTGAATCGCGGGAAGAAGTTGAAGCAGAAGAAGCGGGACATGTCCGCCATCGAGGACGGAGCCCTCAAGGCGTTCACGGCCGCAGCGGGCAGGGGCGGCGAGAACATCCCGCACTCCAGCGAACTCCTGGAGCGGCTGATGGAGTATTTCGGCGGGTCCAACGGGTTCGCCGCCATGATGGTCAAGCAGTATTTCGACGCCCCTCCCGGCGGATCGCACCGCACCAAGTTGCTGGAGGGCATCGTCCGCCTTGTCACGAAGAACACCGAACTGGGCGGGGCCAAGAAGCCGCTGACCCAGTGGTCGGACGAGGAGTTGGAGTCCGAGTTGGATCAGCGTCTCAGCCGTATTGCCATGAGTATTGGTGGAGGGTTCCTCAATGTCGAAGTCGCGCCGCAAACCCCCTCAGATTTCGCCGCTGCCGTCCGTCAAGCGATTGGGGTCGTTCCAGCAGAGCGAACTCAAGGAGATGCAGGCGGAGTTGGCGAGCCGCCGGATCGAGGCGTTGCGGCTGTACCAGCCGACGCCGAAGCAGGAGGAGATCCACCAGTGCCGGGCCAGTGAAATCCTGGTGCTGGGCGGCAATCGCTCCGGCAAGTCGCTTTGCACGTTCGTGGAGGACGCCCGAGCCGTCTGCGGCAAAGACCCGCACGGGAAGTACCCCGAGAAGGACGGCATCCTCGCCATCGTCGGCAAGGACTGGAAGCACATCGGGCTCGTCGTCTACCCGATGCTGTTCATGGCGGGTGCGTTCAAGATCATCAAGGACGAGCAGACGGGTGAGTGGCGTGCCTACAACCCCGTGACGGATGCGGCCCGAGAACGGGAGTCCAAGCCCGCCCCGCCGCTGATTCCGCCCCGCATGGTGGCGAAGAAGTCGTGGATTCTGAAATCCGCCCGCTACATCCAGTCCTGCACGCTGACGAACGGCTGGCAAATCTACTTCTTCTCCAGCGAGGGAGAGCCACCGCAGGGCTGGCAGGCGAACAGGGTCCACATCGACGAGGACGTAAACAACGGCGATGCGTGGGTTCCGGAAATGCAGGCCCGTCTCTCCGACCGGAAAGGCGTGCTGAGTTGGTCCGCCATGCCGCACAGCAAGAACGACTCGCTCCAGTCGCTTGCGGAGCGGGCTGACAAGTTGGCTGAGGAGGGCGTCGAGAACCCGACCATCGTCAAGTTCCAACTGCGGTTCCTCGACAACCCGCACATCCCGGACGACGAGAAGCGGAAGCGTATCGAAGGCTGGTCGGCGTTGGGCGAGGACGTGCTGCGGATGCGCAGCGAGGGCGAGTTCATCAGCGACTCGATCCTCTGCTACCCCACGTTCGCCATGCACATTCACGGCTACGACCGGACGGAACTGACGAACCTGGTCGTCCCGGACGATTGGTGCCGGTACTTAGCCATCGACCCTGGACATGCCGTCACGTCCGTGCTGTTCGCGGCCGTGCCGCCCGACGAGTCCATGCTGCTGGTCTACGACCAACTCTACATCCGCAACTGCAACGCCATCATCTTCGGGGAGAAGATGAAGGAGAAGTGCAAGGGGCAGAACTTCTACGCCTTCTTGATCGACATGCACGGCGGCCGGCTGCGTGAGATCGGCTCCGGCCGGCTCCCGGTCGAACTGTACACCGAGCAACTCAAGGCTCAGGGCGTTGCCAGCCAGACGACGGGGCACAGTTTCCTGGCCGGCTGCGACGACGTGCAGGCCCGCATGTCGGCCGTCCGGAACTACCTGCACATCCGCCCTGACGGGAGCCCATCCCTGCGGGTGCTGCGGAACGCCGTCCCCGACCTGGAGCGGGAAATCCGCCGGTACAAGCACAAAACCCAGTTGGTTGGCGGCACCTACATCGTCACCGACCAGCCCAATACGCGGGGCGAAGTCCACGCCTGCCAGTGTCTTGAGTACCTCTGTGCCTATCGACCTCGATGGCACAAGCCTAAAGTCGAAGTCGGACCAGAACCCTGGTACGTCGATTGGATGCGAAAGCGGAAAAAGCGACTCGCCTCCGAGTCCGACGATTTCATCTTTTTAGGCCCGCAGTCAGGAGCAAAGTATGGAAGCCGAGTCGTTTAGCCCGCCGTCGGTTCGCATTGGCGAGAGCGTGTACTGGTATCACGACCCGCTCAACTGCAACGATCCGACGCTGGGTTGGATCGTGGAGCGTCCGGGCATCCTGACGGTCAGCGTCCTGACCTTCTCGCCCAACACCGGATTCCTGGAGCGCCCGTCCGTCCGCCACAAGGACGATCCGGGCTTGCAGGAGAACTCCGAGTGGCGGCAGTGGGGCTGCTGGGAGT